GACCCAAATCCATACCCAGAAGAAAACAGATCCAGACGAATTCGACGCTGACACGGCAGCTGAGGCCATCGTGGAACCGGTCACCAAGCGGGGCATGATTTACAGCCTTGGGCGACACAGGCTGATGTGCGGCGACGCCACATCCTTCGAGGACGTCAAAACCCTAATGGGGGGGGCGGTTGCCGATATGGTATTTACGGACCCGCCCTATAACGTGGCTTACAAGGACAGCAAGGGAAACAGTATCAAGAACGACAAGCTCTCTCCGGATGAATTCCGGCAGCTGCTGGAGCTGTCGTTTGCCAATTATGCACTGATTACAAGTGACCGGGCTGCATTCTATGTTTGCTATGCCTCACGCGAGCACATTAACTTTGAGAAAGCACTTAATAAGGCAAACATTGAAGTCCGGGCGCAGATTATTTGGGTGAAAAACGTTGCCTCTTTCGGCTTTGCAAATTACAAGTGGAAGCATGAGCCTATTCTCTACGGCGGCAAGGCTGGGAGCCCGATAAACTTCCACGGGAACCGTAAGCAGACCACTGTCTGGAATGAGCATGACCCCTCCTTCCAGGTTGAAAAAGAAAAAGGCGGCTTTGTCTTAAAGTTCAACGATGGCGAGAAAACCTTTTTCGTGGAAGTGGACAGCATCAACAATATCGAGATTGACGACCCGGCTCTTACTACGGTGTGGGATTTTAGCCGGGAGGTTAAATATGTACACCCCACGCAGAAGCCCATCGCCCTGGTGAAGCGGGCCATTAAGAACTCATCGAAACACGGGCAGAGTGTGGTTGACCTGTTCGGTGGATCCGGTTCCACTCTGATGGCTGCCGAGGAGACTGGCCGGACGTGTTACACCATGGAGCTTGATGAGAAGTTCTGCGATGTAATCATTAAACGCTGGGAAGAGCACACCGGCAAAAAGGCGGTGGTCCTCGATGGTCCAGCAAGCTGATAGGTACCCCTGGGAACGACAGAAAGGAGAAAGCCGCCAAGCCTTTGAGGCGTTTGCCTTATACCGGGATATGGGGCCTTCCCGAAGTTTGCGGAAAGTTGCCCGGCAGTTATCCAAGTCAGAAACGCTTATGAAACGCTGGAGCTCAAAATGGGATTGGCATAAACGGTCCATTGCCTGGGACGCAGAGCTTGACGAGCAGGTCCGCGAAGCCCAAGAAAAGGCCAGGAAAGAAATGTCGGAGCGGCACATTAAAGAGGCTATGCTCATGCAGCAGAAGTTGGTTGAAAGCCTGAAAAATATTGACCCATCGGAATTAACCCCGAACGATATAGCCAGGTGGCTTGATACGGCTGTCAAGATAGAACGCCTGGCACGCGGGGAACCTACCGAGAATGTATCGCAGGAGGTGCGAGGGCAGGTGTCGAGACGTGAAGAGTACCACATTGAACAAAAACTCCAAGCAGACCCAGAAGCCGCCAAGCTACTCAAAGAGCTCTATAGACGTAGTAAGTCAATGGCGGGCACTAGCGAGGATTGATTACTCATTTTATTGCGAGTACGTCCATCGTGGTACCTACAAGCCTGCCAAACACCTTGAGTACGTTGCTGAAAAGCTAGAGAAAGTTGAAAGCGGCGACATTAAGCGGTTAATGATATTCATGCCTCCACGGCATGGCAAGTCTATGACGGTGAGTGAAACCTTCCCGTCATACTTTATTGGTAAGAAACCCAGCAGACGCGTTATTGAGGTCAGTTACGGTGACTCCCTGGCCCGGAAGTTCGGGCGCATGAACCGGACCAAGGTCGAGGAGTTCGGCGAGGAGCTTTTTGACATTAAGGTATCGCAAGAGAACGCCTCGATGACTAACTGGGGAATTAAAGGACGCAGGGGCGGCATGATTTCCGCCGGTATTGGTGGCCCTATCACCGGTGAAGGTGCCGACCTCTTAATCATAGACGACCCTATCAAGAACCGGCAGGAAGCCGACAGCCAAACCTACCGGAATATGGTCTGGAATGAATGGCAGAACACGCTGCTCACCCGATTGCACCCTGGTGGTGCTATTATCATTATTCTCACACGCTGGCATGAAGATGACCTGGCCGGACGGCTCCTGAAAGAGGAACCGGATAAATGGGAAGTCATCAACCTGGCTGCCGTGGCCGAGGACGAGAACGACCAGCTGGGACGCGAGATTGGTGAGACCCTTTGGCCTGAGCATGGCTTTGATAAAAAGTGGGCCAAGGAAAAAAAGAAGGAAGTTGGCAGCAGGACCTGGGCTGCACTCTATCAGCAACGGCCTAGCCCGGCAGAGGGCGGCATTTTAAAACGTGGCTGGTGGCAGTATTACAAGGTTGAATATACGCAGTTTGATGAGATTATTCAGTCCTGGGATATGTCGTTCAAGGACACCAAGAGTGCCAAGGGTAAAGACCCGGACTTTGTTGTCGGTCAGGTTTGGGGCCGCCGGGGTGCCGACATGTACCTCTTGGACCAGGTGCGTGACCGCATGGACTTCCCTTCTACCCTGCAGGCTGTTCGCAACATGACGGCCAAGTGGCCGTTGGCACGGACTAAGCTGGTTGAAGATAAGGCAAACGGCCCAGCTGTTATCGCCTCACTTAAGCGTGAAATCGCTGGCTTGATACCGGTTGAACCGCAGGGCAGCAAAGAGGCGCGAGCCTCGGCTGTTTCCCCATACATAGAGGCTGGCAATGTTTACTTGCCCGACCCCACCCTAGCGCACTGGGTGAATGATTTCGTTGAAGAGTGCGCGGCGTTCCCCAACGGAAACAATGACGACCAGGTGGATGCCATGAGCCAGGCTCTATTAAGGCTTGGCGGCGGCAGAAAGAAAAACTTGCTTGATAGGTACAGGCAAATGAACGGGAGGTGAAGTTAATGGCAAGTGTTAAGCAAACATTGAGACAGGACTTCATGGAAGGTGGTGGCAAAGGCGGATCCAAAGACCAGCTGACCAGGCAGGTGCCCATGCGGCGCAAACGATTAACCCAGCAGCAGCTCTCTGACCTGTACGCAGCCAACCGCATAGTGCAGAACATCATCGATATTCCGGCGGAGGACGCCACCCGTGAGTGGATTGAGCTAAAGATTGACAATGAGAAAATCAAAACCGAGCTGGAGGCAAAGCTCCGGGACCTTAAAGCCCGTGAAGCCTTCCAGAAAATGCTCAAATATGAGGCCCTGCGTGGTGACGGTTTTGTATCAATCGGTACCACTGAAAGCAGGAATTTTGAGCTCTCTGACCCGCTGGTACCAGAGCAAGTGCGGACGGTTGATTACCTTCACGCATTTAGTTCGATTAAGATGTCCTCTATTTCTGTTAACGATGACCCTTTCAGCCCCAACTATGGCGAGGTTGAATTTTACACCCTAAAAAACAGGCTAGCCAGCAAGGTCCACCGCTCCCGGATATTGCACCTGCAAACCAGGAAGCTGGAAGAAGGCGCATATCCAAACGATGAATGGGGCCAGAGCCTGCTGGAGCCAATGTATGACATTCTGACGGTGTTCGATACTGCAGTGTGGTCGGTAGGACAAATCCTCTATGACTACACCTTTAAGGTGCTGAAAACCACGGACGTGGAGACCATGAGTAAGCAGGAGAAACAGGAGGCGCAGATGCTCCTGGACTTCATGTTCCGGACGGAAGCCCTGGCGATAATCGCTCCGGACGAAGAAGTCAACCGGTCCACTGTGCAGCTGGGGCCAATCGAGCAGCTCTTAAACTTTATTTGGGAGGTTCTAGCCGGTTCCGCCCGCATGCCAAAGGCCCATATCTTAGGCCAACAGCAAGGAACTATCACTGGCGGGCAGTATGACACCCTAAATTATTATGCCAGGATTGCTGGTGTGCAGGAGAACTTCATCCGGCCAAAGCTGGAATACCTGATTAACATTCTCCTGGCGGCCAGCGGTGAAATTGGCGGCAATATCCTAAAAGGTACCGAGTGGGAGCTGAAATTTAAGCCGCTTTGGAGGCTGGACAAGGCCACTGACGCTGAAATCCGGGAGAAGATATCCAACGTTGACTCCCGTTACATTCAGTGGGGCGTGCTGCAGCCGGACGAGGTGCGCGAGGCACGGTTTGGTAAGTTTGGCCTGGCCGGAGAGCTTGGTTACACCGAAGATGAGGCTGACGAGCTGGATAAATACATCAAAGACAAGCAGCGGAAGGAGCTGGATTAAATGGCTATCCCTCCTACCCGCTTTCCTGACAACATGGCAGTTCAATACTTCCGGCAAATCCGGGCCTTGGTTGAAAAAGACCGGCGGTTAATCTGGCGAGCCTGGGAAAATGAAATCAGGCCCCGCATTCATGCCTATCGGCGCATGGTTGGCGATAGCGCGAAGGCAGACGATCCTTTCGCCGAGATTGAGGAAATTCTCCAGCGGCTACGAGAGATTGCGGAAAGCACCTTCTATAACCCGGTGCTGGTTGAAAAGATTGCCCGGTCCTTTGTGGTTAATACCGAGCGGCAGGTTAAGAGCAATTTTAAGCAGCAGGTGCAGGCTATGATTGGCATGGACCCCACGGCCAGGGAGCCCTGGTTAAAGAGCTTCATGGACGCCGCTGTGAAGGAGAACGTCAACTGGATTAAGTCTATCTCCAAGGAACACCACGACAAGGTTGAGACCATTGTCCTGCAGGGCGTTCGCCGGGGCAAGTCAATTAACAGCATGGCCGCTGAAATCCGGGAGACCGCTGCAGTATCCAGGCGCAGAGCCAAGTTCATAGCTCGCGACCAAACCGGCAGCATTATGGGCGACCTCACCAAGCGCAGGCAGACGCAGGTCGGCCTTAAGCACTTCATTTGGCGCACCAGCTCCGATGAGAGGGTTCGCGATGAACATGCCAAGTTTGACGGTAAAAAATATTCCTGGGCCAAAGGGGCCGGTCCTCGCGGCCTTATCCCTGGAGAGGATTATAATTGCCGGTGCGTTGCGGAGCCGGTGGAAGATGAACTGTTTGAAATCAAATAACCCGTGAAAGGAGGTGATGGCAATGGGGAAGCTGCGAAGGTATGACACCGTGACTGTGAAGGACTACTGGATGAGCGAGGAAGGGTATTTGACGCTCAGAGTTGGTGTGACCAGGCCGGGAGTATTCCCGTATTTAAGAAGTGACGGCACCATTCAATATGAGCTGAAGCACCCGGACGATGTATTCTCTAACCTCACCATGGAAAGTGCCAAGGGCAAGCCCGTTACTGAGGACCACCCGCAGGATAAGGTGGACATGAAAAATTTCAAACGGCATGCGAAGGGCCTTTCCCACACTGATGTGCAAGTTAAAGACGGCATACCCACTGTGACGGTTACGGTGTTCGATGAAGGGCTGGCTGAAAAAATTCAGTCCGGAGAAAAACGCGAGATTAGTATTGGTTTTGACTGTGACCTGGTGCCGGAACGCGGCACCTATGACGGTCAACAATACGATTTCAAGCAGACCAACATCGTTATAAACCACTTGGCTTTTGTGGAGAAAGGCCGGGCCGGTCCTACAGTGGGAGCCCGGAATGATGACGCTGCTTGGCAAATTGATAAAAAAGATGGAGGTGCAAAAATGCCAACTGTAAGAATTGACGGTAAGGACTACGAAGTACCGCAGGAAGTGAAGAGTAAGTTTGATGAAGCGCAGGCCAAAGCTAACCAACTGGACGCCGTGACCGGAGAGCGCGACTCTCTTAAGAGCCAGCTTGAAACAGCCAAAGGGCAGCTGGACAGCAAAGATGTGGAGATTAAAACCCTGAAAGACGAGCTGGAAAAGGCCAAGGACCAAAAGCCCAGCCAGGACGAGCTGGACGCTGCTGTTAAGGAACGCCTGGCCCTGGTTGATACCGCTCGCGATTACGTGAAGGACTTTGACCCCGAGGGTAAGAGCAACAAGGATATTAAGGTTCTTGTTATCCAGACCCTGGACGAAGAGTTTAAGCCGGACGAGAAGTCTGACGAGTACATTGACGCTCGTTATGACGGTGCTGTAAGCGTCTTGAAAAACATGGCGCATAAAACTGTTGGTGACCGCTCCTTGAAAATTCCGGGCAAAGGCGGAGCTGGCCTGGACGAGAAAAGACAGAAGCGGTTAAATATGAGAAATAAGGAGGCCAAGTAATCATGCCAATCACAAGTTATGACCAGTACATGAGCGAGGAGCTCGGCAAGGGTGTTATTGCTGAATACCGGTCCTCTCACGCCGACAGCAAGGCTGCCGGTGGAGACATTCCTTTCGGTGTCGCTGTGGAGCTGGGAGCTACTAACAAGAACACCGTTGTGCAGTTTGCCGGCGGAGTTCCTTATGGTGTGGCTGTTGCTCGTCATTTCAACGAGTATGTGAACACCACCGATGCTGAAGCTAAGAAGTATGTCCAGTATGAAGCGGTACCGGTGCTGCGCCAGGGCGTTATTTGGGTGGAGGTTGTCGAAGATGTAACAGCCGGTCAAAAAGCTGTTGCCGATAATGCAACCGGCAATTTCCGGGCTACCACAACAGACGGAACAACTACGTTCGGAGTGGAGTTCCCCGGTGCCGTTTACAAGTCCAGCGCAATTGCTGGCGGTTTGGCTAAGTTAGAAATTAACTTGCCTTAATCACTTGATAAAGGAGCGTGAGATAAAATGACATTTCGCAACGACGCATTGATTAGACCTGAAGACTTGGACGCACTTGACAGCGTCCTATACGAGCCAAAACAAGAGGAATTAACGGCTCGTAATCTCATAAATGTCAAGAGCGACATTCCGGAGGGAGCTGAAACCTACAGCTACGATGTGATTACTCGTTCCGGTGCCGCTAAAATCCTAGCACCTGGTGCGGACGATATTCCTTTGGTTGACGCTGACTTAAGGCGTGAGACCGTTCGCATTTACAGCATTGCCGCCGGTTTCCGTCTTTATATCCAGGAGCTCCGCGCAGCTGCCATGGCAAACAGGCCGATTGAAACCACCAAGGCCGGTATTGCCCGTAAGGCTGTAGCTGAAAAGGAGAATAAGCTGGCTTGGGTTGGTGACGCAGACCACAACATCACCGGCCTGGTAAATGCCGAGGGTATCCAGGTGGTCAATGTGGCAAATAACGGAGCCGGAACTTCTACCAACTGGAAGGATAAAACCGGAATGGAGATTATTGCCGACCTTCGTTCCACGAGGAATAAGGTCAATAAGCTGCCTGGGCACAATGCAGATACTTTGGTGCTGCCGCCCGACCAGTACGAGCTGCTTGAAACAAACGTAAACGATTATGATACTCGCACTATCCGGGATTATTTAAAGCAGGTGGGCTGGTTCACTAACATCGAGCGGGCTAAGGAACTGGAAGGCCAAGGCACAGGCGGCACTGACTGCCTTTTAGTGTTCGACAGCTCCCCGGAGGTTATGGAGCTGCTCGTTCCTATGGACATTACCCGCCATGACGAAGAGTACAAGTTTCCCTACTACCAAATTCCGGTTGAGGAACGCTGCGGAGGCGTTGTAGTTCGCTATCCTATGGCTATTGTGAGAGGAGATGGGATTTAAATGTTAATACACAATAAAGGGAAGTACGTCCGTCATTCAAACGGTGTTATGCTGGTACCTGGTGTTAATAACATCACTCCGGAGGAGTGGGAAAAGTTCAAGGCTCCCAAGCTGGCGCAGATACTGATTGACAAAGGCGAGATTGTTCCCCAGGAAGAGGACAAAGACATCGCCGACCTGAACGCCAAGGACGCCATTGAGCTGATTGAGGACACTTTCAATGTGGCCCTGTTGGAGGAATGGAAGGCTGGCGAGGAAAGAAAGACCGTTATCGAGGCTATTGAGAAGCAGATTAAGCACATTAAAGGCGAGGAGGAAGGCGGTGACGCCTAATGGCTGACACTACTCCTGCTAATGTTAGAGCAATAGCCAAACACTTAGCCAGCGTTGATGATGCCGCGTTAAATCTCCACATTGCCGATGCCAAACTGGAGCTTAAGACGCATGATATTCCGGAGGAAAACGAGGAGCGGCTGCAGCGTTACCTGGCCGCTCATTATGCTACCTTAGACCAGCGGCGTACCACTTCGGAGCGCGTGGGCGACATTCAGGCCAGCTACCAAGCGGCCCAGGGGAAAGACCTGGACGCTACAGAATACGGCCAGGAATTTAAACGCCAGCTCCGCCGGTTCACCGGCATTAGAATGGTGGTTTTGTAATGGCTAGAAGAAAAACTATCCAGGACAAGAACCGCATTCCTGCCCTTCTGAAAGAGCTGGAAAATCTTAATAAGTTGCATGTGGAGATTGGCGTGTTTGGTGAAGGTAAGTCCTACGACAAGGACCGCAAAGAAGTTAGAAACGAGCCTTTTGTGCTTATGATAGCCCGTGTTCATGAGTTCGGCGTTGATATTGAGCCAAAGAACGGGAAGTATCTAACCATTCCCCTTCCTGCTGCCAAGGGCACCAAGGCTGGTGACTATGACGATTTATTCATTCCTCATGGCACTAACATATTGGCCCGGCCCAAAGGCAAAGACGGCTTTGAGCCGATGTTTGCGCTGGTTGAGCGGGTTACAATCCCGGAGCGTTCTTACATGCGCTCCACTTATGATGAGAAGGAGAAAGACCTGGAACCTCGGCTTAAGAAATTGCTTGCCGCTCTAATGAAAGGGAAAATCGATGCCAAGGAGCTATATGAGCGTATTGGTATCTGGCTGGTTATGCAGGTGCAGCGGAAAATCCGGGACATAAAGGATCCGGCAAATTCCGAAGCAACCAAGGCCACCAAGCGCAGCAGCAATCCTCTCATCGATACCGGTCGGCTAATCCAAAGTATTAGTTATAGGGTGGTGAAAGGCTGATGTTTGATTTCTCTGCGGTATTATATAACTACTCCACCACTTTGCATAAGGTTGTGGAGCCGGAAGGTTCTTACAATCAAAGCACAGGTATTTGGGAAGCTGCTGGACAGCCAGAGCTGCAGGAAATCAGCGGCGTTATTCAGCCTTTATCCAACAATGAGCTGCAGTTTGACCAGGGTGGTACCTATACGGTCCATGACAGAAAGCTCTACACCCAGGAGGCTTTGGATATTGGAGGAAAGGTTCAGCACGAAGGTGTTAATTACAAGGTCCATCAGTCAAAAGACTACGCCGCCCATGGCGGTTTTAATTTGTATTACTTGAAACGGGTAGGTGATGCTAAATGATTGATTTTGCTGCCATAAGAACGGCCATTGTATCCGGCCTAAGCCAGTACCTGGGTGTGCCAGTTGTAATGCTGGAGCAAAAACACCCTAAGCCGCCCTACCCTTTTGTCGGTTATAAGTTTACATCACCCTTTATTCCGGAGCGGGGGCAGCCTGCTGAAACCATGCAAAATGTTCCCAGCTCTGACCCTAATTTTGAGTATGACGTTGAGGTTACCCAAAAACAGCAGCCTACCATGGTGCTAAGTGTTACGGCCTATAGTGACGACAGCGATGCATGCCACGATCTGGCCTTGAATGCTCATTCATGGTTTGACCTCATTGGGTATGAAGAGTTGCGCAGCTCCGGGATTATTGTGGTCCGCAGCGGTAATATACAAAACCGCGACACTCTGATTGTTGGTGACTACGAACGCCGCCAGGGCTTTGATGTATCACTTAGGGTATCTGGCGACCTGAAGCTGGTACTGCCGACAATTGAGAAAGTTGAAATTACTAAAGCTCAGTAAAGGAAGGTGAATTAAATGCCTATCTATGATGTTGAGGTGGTTGTAACCCGAGAAACTGCAGCTGTTACGCAGGCCGGGTTCGGTAAGCCTCTAATCTTAGCAACAAGCAAAGACCACCCGTACACAGAGTACGCTGACTTGGCCTCTTTGGCGGTGGACTTTGCAGAAGGGACCGAAGAATATAAGCTGGCAAATGCCATCTTTGCGCAGACCCCAAGACCGCCGGTGGTTGCTGTTTATGGGGTGCTTTATGATAAGACCTTGGGCACTGTAGATTTGCTCACGGCATTAAATAACCTGGTGGACAAAAATAGTGATTGGTATTTCCTCCTATGCCCTGAACAGGGAGACGCAGAAGTCACCGCTCTCTCCGGTTGGGTTGACGCGCAGGAAAAACTGTACTTTGCCTCTACCAACAGCTTAAGCCTGCCTTCTACTCTGGCAAGCGATAGAACAGTGCTTTTGTGCCATACCGACCCCGGCAGTTATCCCGCTGAGGCTTGGGTTGGTCGCTGTGCTCCTGAAAACCCAGGCTCTATCACCTGGAAGTTTAAGACACTGAACGGTATTCTTGCCGCAGACGTCGGTGTAACCGAAATCAACCAGTTACACCAAGATGGCGCAAATACCTATATCCGCAAGATGGGTATTCTGCAAACCTCTGAAGGTATCGTGACAAGTGGTGAGTACATTGACATCATGCGCAGCCAGGACTGGTTGACCGCCCGCATGCGTGAAGCAGTTAGCCGCCTGCTTATAACTTCTCCCAAGGTGCCCTATGACAATCGTGGGATTTCTATGGTGGTGGGTGAGGTTAGTGCGGTAATGAAGCAAGGCGTGGAAAACGGCGTTATCGCCCAGGACGATGACGAGAACGGCTTATGGAGTATCTCTGCTCCTAACCGGGAAGATATTCCGGTCAACGACCGGGCCAATCGCCTACTGCCTGACATCGAGTGGGAAGCTACCATCGCCGGTGCGGTCCATACCGTGAAAATCAGCGGCGTATTGAAAGTTTAAGGAGGTGTGCTAATCGATGGAAACCTATAACCCGAAAGATGTTAGTGTCGTGGTTAACGGCACGGTGCTTACCGGCTTTGCAGAGGACAGCTTTGTCACTGCTGAAAAGGCCGAGGACAACTACACTAAGTATGTTGGGGCCCTGGGGGAAGTGGCCCGTTCTAAGAACGCCGACCCCACCGGATCCATTACGGTAACCCTGAACCACACTAGCCCGAGCAATGCAGTGCTGAACGCCCTGGCGAAGTCCAAGGACACCTTCTCTGCTTTTGTGATTGACCGCAACAGCAAGCAGGTTAATGCCGGGGGCAGCACTTGCTGGATACAAAAGCCCGCCTCTATCGAGCGCGGAGCTGAAATCTCGGAGCGCGAGTGGACGATTGTCGTGGCCGACTACGACCAAACTGAAAACTAAGGAGTTGATTTAAGTGCCTAAGCAAAAGAAAGAAACCGTCAACGGTGTTGAGTACACC